ATGAAGGTCATTAAAAATGCGGAAGATATCTGGGGACGCGACAGGACGTTAACCAGGCAAGAGCTGACGGTTGAAAACTTCCCGGAGTACATTGTCCGCCACAAAGATAAATTCAGCGCGTTCATTATTTAACTTATGGCTGCCCTTTTGCTGGCCGGAAGACTTTTGCTTAGCGATCTCTCGGACACAAAATTTTAACAAAGATCCCAAAAAACCCTGGACGCACGCGGTCCTGAGTATGTTATGGTTTAGACAGGATATGGAATGTTCGAGTAATTTTCGGGGGATTTTGTGTTGAGACCGAAAAAACCCTTGAGAAACAAATAGATAAAAAGAGACCGAATACGATTCCTGTTTATACCCGCAAATTATTTTTTTCTTTCATAATCAAGACGATACGCACCAATCAGATTAAAATATATACATTTGATGGTGCGTTTTCAGGCACTAAAAATCATATAGTTACACAAATTTTCGGACATGTTCGGACGAGGTTCGGACACATTTTTTTTCGCTTACGTTGACATGAAAAATTTTTTTTCTCATACTCGCCTTGCACCAGCAAAATCTGGTGTCGGGATTGGCGTCCCGGATAGAGACCGCGACAACAACACGCCGCGAGCGTGTTTTTTATTGTCGTTTGCATAGTCACATCTTCGCATTATGGTGGGCTGTGTGGGGGCGGAGAAATCCGCGCCGGTTGGTTTCCCGGTTACGCCAACCCTGCACAGTTCACCACCTAACTGATTGGCGTCAGCGGTGGTGGTTAATCTTGAAACCACATGAGGACGTCACTATGACCACTCAACTTATCCCCCTCTTTAACGGCAAGATTTGCAATGAAACAACCCTTCTCTGTGATGCGCGTGATCTTCATGCGTTCTTATCCGTAGGAAAAATTTTCGCAGCCTGGATAAAAGATCGCATTGCCGATTATGGCTTCATTGAAAACCAAGACTACGTTTTGCTTACCAATACTGGAAAGCAAAATTCTGGACGAGGTGGCCACAACCGAAAGGATTACCATCTCACACTCGACACCGCCAAAGAACTGGCTATGGTTGAACGAAACGATAAAGGCAGACAGATTCGCCGCTACTTCATCGAATGCGAAAAACAATTAAAACAGCAGGCCTCCAGCCCCACCTTTCCGGGGAATTACGCGGTAATCACCTACTTCGAAAACGGTCTGCCGGTGGCGTGCCACCCTCTTATGCCTGGCGAGGTGATCATGAATCCAGATTCATGCCTTGAGCACGTGATCCGCTCTGGCTACGTGGTGATGCCGTGCGATGAAGCGGAAAAATTCACGCTCGGCGAGATACAGGAAATGATCGCCATAGCACGGCGCGCACGTGATCGCTGGCTGCAACCTTAACCACGCAGGGCAGCCCGCTATTGCATATTGCGAGGCTGCTCAGTTAGCATTAAGCAATAATGAAGCACTGGCGAATGTTCTGCAATAAAGCGTGAATTTGGAGCAAAATTTAGAATGGATAAGGTTAAGTTAAGCGTTATAGTACCATGTTATAATTCACGTGATTTCATTGCTGAATGCCTACAGTCGATTCTTCCTTATTTGTCGAATACGGTTGAACTAATTGTTGTTAATGACGGTTCTACTGACGACAGTGCTGATATCATTGAACGCACTATACAAACATATAAAGATAAACTCATCACAATTATTCATCAAGATAATGCAGGCATTTCCGCCGCAAGGAACGCAGGGATAAAAATTGCGAAAGGTGAATATATAGCCTTGTTAGATTCCGATGATTTTTTTTCACTCTGATTTCTGGGCTGAAGTGTTACCTTTGATAAATGACTCCACAATCGATATAGTAGAATTTAACGCTGAACAATTCGATGGTAAAATAACCAATATAGTTGAACATATAGATTGTTCTGTTTTCACAGGAAGGGTTGTTATCGCCTCTGTGGCAGAATTATCACCAGCATTCAAAAGATCCAAGTGGTATCCATGGGCAAGGGTTTATAAAACTGCATTATTCCATGAATTTGACATTCAATTTCCCACAGGCCGTCTCTATGAAGATATGAGCACAGTCCCGGCCATATATTTGCATAGCAAAGTTATCTATGGCCTTAATAAATCCTTGATTTGGTATCGCTATCATAAAAAAAGTATAACCCAAACTTTCAGACAAAAAGATATTGTTGATTTAGTTTACGCAGTAAAATTACTTTCGCTGCAGGCAAAAGATAATGCAGAGATAAAACGAGCCCTTTTCCCTACCGTGCAAAGAATATTCAATCTCCTCAAATACATGTTGGTGAAAAACAAAGGCGCAAAGCTTCCTTTCGTAGAACAGAAAGCACTACGCCGTGCCTTGCTAAGTTTCATTGGAAACTTTAAGATATCTCGTAAAGTTCAAATATTAATATTACCATTGTACCTAAATACGATCATTCGATTTAGGAAAAAAATAGCCTTCATTCATTGGGTTGGTTTTAACGGCCAGTCAGGTTCGTTTGGATTAACCCTATTCAAAAGCACCCGATATATTTTCCATTCACGTAGACTTTCGACTTCCTGAGTGGTTGCAATTGATAAATCTACAGCATCTTGTAAAGTCGCTATAACTGCTGTAGCTTCATTTATCAAACGAATTTTTTTACTATTGATTTCATCCAACGGGTCAGGATTTATTTGAATTAGTTTTTTTGCCATCAAATTTCCAACCACCCAATATATCAATACCCTCTGGAAATTCTGTTTCAGAAATCTCCGCCACATAAGAATCAATCGGATTTAGTGAAGATGCATCGAGAGAGTATGATGTGATAATTCCATTTTCATCATAAACTATTTTCATAGTTTCTTGTGAGAATTTCGATTGAATTTCATACCAATCATCGCCTCGTTCATTTTGCAGAAAAATAACATCCATCCCAGTAAGATTTTTTATAACGCTAGAATCTTTCAACAATTTTCCACTTGTAGGGATATATCTTGTAAATTTACCAGCAATCATCATATTGCACCTGTGTTATACCATGTTCCATTTAGATTATATTGTGGATATCTATAATACACCGCCGTATAGTTAGCATCTTGATATGATGCAGTCAAAACTGCACCATTTGGTGCAACGGCCCATCCACCATTATTATTGTTAGCAGCTCCCTGAGCACCTAACCGCATACCCTGCAGGAAATTACCTCTAACCCAGTCTTGAGGTGCAAGTTCTATAACTGCACCTGTAGACTCCTGCCGCATATATGGGTATGCAGGATTGTTTGATGAAAGCCCAACGGTAGTAATCGAGTCACGTCGCGCGTATGGGCTTAAATCCTGTTGTGGCGGTGGGTTATTGGGCGAGTACACCCGCACTCCTGGCGTGTCGTACAGGCCCGCCCCCGCCTGAATCAGCCCCACGCTGCTGATATTCCTCCCTGAGTGAATATCATCCTTAGCCTCAAGATAATTAGGCGCAATCACATTTCCATTTGACTGAATATCTACTGACGGTCCCTGCGCTGCGCGTAAATGAAGCACTTTATCGTCAGAGGCATAAACGAGCCCCATTTCTGCACCGGAAGCATTAAAAAAACCAGAGGTGTTTATTCCCTGCCCCACGAATGTTTATCGCATTTTGTGAAAGCTCTGCACCGCCATTGACAGCCTTAAGCGCCCCCGGAATAGTTACCGTATTATTATCAGAATCGTATTGCACCGCCCTGAAATAGCGCCAGCCTATGGTAGTACCATCATCTTCCCGAATGGCGAGGATCAACTTCGAATTCGTGTAACTGACGAACTGGATCAACGGCCTGTTTACCCTCCCCCCTGAGCGGGGCCGGTGGCGCACACGACATCTATATAATAAAAATCCTGCGTAATGAACGGTGGGTTATTGGTACACCCACGCGTATCAATAAACAATGATTCACCGACGACAAAGGGGTAAGTCGCAAAATCAATCGCGCCGTGATTAGAGTCGGCTGTAAAATTCCCCTTGTAACCAACAGGCACCAGAGCGTTGTTATTGCTGTTGTCAGCGGTGTTACGAATAGCTGCGGTTCCCAGCTCCAGATTCGAGCGCGCCAGTGCTTTATCCACCACATCAGCAAGATTCTTGCTGCGTAAAAGCGCATCAGGCACACGGTCAGTGATGAGCTTAACGATAGCCTGATATAGCTGATCATGTTGCCCTTTATTCAGCACCGCGCCTGATTTCTCGATAGCGTTACAGATTTCCTCCTGAACGGCATCCCACATATCACTGTTCAGATCAGTAGCACGGCGGCCGGTGGCCGGGTCACCATTTGTAAAACCATTTTTGCCCTGACCAAATTTATCGGCCTGAGCCGTGGGTGTATCAATTCGATGCATTGTCTGTTCCTTCCGGGTAAGCAAAAACGACGACGGTATGTGACGGCGCAAGTTTTTCTATAACGCACTCAGCGACCGTGTCGCCCCAGGTTCTGATTGCGGAGTTGCACGCACTGGTGCAGGTCTGCCAGTTAACGTTGGCGTCAGCCGGGATATTCACACGCCAGTAATAGCGCCAGAATTCCCCCCATTCCGGGTTAGGGCTGCTGTCGAGGTTCTGAAACTGTTCAATCGTTGCGGTGGTATAACCCAGCGCGTCCAGCTGGTTACGGTAGAACTGTTCGTTGATACCGCCCGCCACGTTGGCCTTTGCATCCAGACGTTGCTGACGCTGGACCAGCGATTGCACCCCGTCAGGGTACAGGAGTCCGGCAGGCCGTAGACGGTTTCATAGCGGTCAATCAACTCTGTTGTCTGCGCCGGGTCAATTTCCTTCATCAGCGCATCGGCACGTTGATGCACGCGCGTAAGCGACGGGGCAAGGCCTTCAATTAACGGGATCTCACCCTCCCATGCCGGGCCAGGCGGAAGCAGCCTGTAGAGTAGCTGCTCATATTCATCCTGCATTGCCATCAGCTGCTCGCCTCCGTATAGGTTTCCCAGGTGATGGTGCCAACAACGGGCAGTTCGGTAGATCCCAGCGCAACGTCTGCAACCGGCGCACGCAGCTGGTGAGCAACCTCCCCTGTTGCCAGGCTTATCGCTTCGCTGATGCGTGACAGGTACACTTTTCCGTCAGGAACACCGTCGCGCAGCATCAGTGAATTCAGCTCCGCGGATACGGCTGCGCGGATTTCTGCGGTATCTTTCGCCAGCGCGATCGTCATCGGAATTACTTTTTCCGTGGCCGCGAAAACGAAAAGACCTGCGCCTGCAATGGGTGCCAGCGGCAGGATATGGTTACGGACAGCCTGAACCAGATCATCGCCCGGTGCCGGGTGCGTCGGGTCGCCGGTTGCCACCATGACGCCTACGGTTCCGGTCCCCTTATAGTGCCGGAGAGTCCACGCCCGGGTGATACCCGCAATCTCTTTTGCCCAGATGACATAATCAGGATCAGCACCGCCCTGTGGGATCCAGTAATAACGCTCCATGACGCGGGCGCGCCATGTCTCCAGTTCTTCTATGTCATCGCCGCCCACCACCGTGTCGGCATACCCCGTAGACGGGATGCCACTTACCGGCGTGCCCAGACGTAAGGCAATTCCGTCATCGGTATTTCCTGCAGCACCGGGGTTATCCGCCACCAGCGGCACGCGCAACACGCCACCTGCTGCTTTCACGGTTTGCGTGGTGGTAAAGGTCACCTGGTCATCACGCTGGATCTGCGTACCGGCGGGCAGCGTCGGCGTTCCGCTGATCCCATCCCAGCGCACATAGCCCGCCGCGGCCACGGCATCCTTTCGGGGGCAGCGCTTGATTCTGCCGTGACGGTATAACCAGTCCTCATCGCACAAATCAGGCAACATATTGCGCGCCAGATAATCGATATAGCCGTAAAGAGTATGAACGGATGCGGCCATAACCCGCGCGTACACTTCCGCATCCATCCGGCGTAAGAGCACATCCTCCTGGAAGCGCGTCATCAAATCGCTGCGGATGGTGGCTATCAGTTGCGGGAGTTCAGGCCGTGAAAATTGACTGTCAGCCATCGAGTTCACTCCAGATGTCATCAAAGGTAATGTTGTGAATGGTGCCGTCACGCTGGTAGATAGTTATCCCCGCCGCCAGCGTATCGATCCCGGTACGTTCTGCGGTTACGTCAACACGTGCGGCCACGCCGTCCTCGGTCATCCACGCCAGCGCCTGCTGCATATACTCGCGGGCATCCTGAGGCGTTTTATTGGTGAGTTTCCGGCGTTTCAGCAGATACAGACGGGAGCCTATACGGTCGTTCTGCACTGTCGGCCAGGTATCGCCCCACCAGCCGTAGGGGTCTTGTGTACGGTCGTCGCTCTCGGCGCGCCGCCACGAAAACAGAGAAATAACAACAGCACGTGTTAAAAGGTCGAGTGGATCCGTGGACTCCTTCAGAAGCCCGTTTACGTAGAGGATCATGATTTATCTCATCGGTTGTGTTGGTGGATTTGTCGTTCCGCCGCCGTCGCCATTTTCCTGGTGGGTATGCCCGTTGTATGTCGTGCGCATGGCAGACATCGTTTTACCTGCGCCGTCGCAGAGATCTTTAATCTGACCGGTGGCCTCAATATCCATTTCGAAACGGGCTTTTGGGGCGTTGGTGAAAATAACCGGTTTACCGCCGCCGTTGACAACGATCCCGGCACGGGTCAGCGTTACCGACTGCCCCTGATCGTCGTAAATGGCGACCTCTCCGCGTGTCAGGCCTTTAAGGCGGTACCGCCGGTCAGCAACCACCACGGCAACACCGTGTGAACGGTCGCCACCAGGAAACAGCATCACGGCCTCTGCACCATCCTGCGCAGCAGACGTAAAGCCATACGGCTCCAGATGCTCCACGTTTTCTTTTTGTTCGCCGGCGATCAACCGCAGACCAGCGGCCTGGCATTTTTTTGCGGTATCGAGCGCGGTGATAACTGCTCGCGTGACAATGTTCTGAAGAGAAGATCCAGCCATCAGAATTCTGAGCCTCCCGATGTCTTTTTCTTTTTCGGTGCTGCCGGTTCCGGCAGGTATGCGTCAGCAGGACCAACGCGGATTTCGCACGTGGTGCCGTTGTTGTCTTTAATGTATGTCACTTCAGCGATAACAAGCGTCTCATTATCGAAGCCATTCAACGGGTCGTAGACGATGACCGAAAGATTTGGCCGCCAGAGTTCGCCATTGCCCTGCCGCCATCCCTGAACCGTGTACGTGGTTTCACGGGTTTTTGCAGCACGTTGTCTGGCCTCAAACTCACAGCGGGCTTTGCAGCTGTCCGTCGTCGCGGTACCGGACTGCTGAACGGTGTGCGGACGATAGCGGGTCACTCCACTATCTTTTGTACTCTGCCGGATGGCGGCAATCGTCGCTTCACCGAAATCGTCATCAGTGCCGGGGCGCTGGCCGGTTACCAGGTAGCTGGAAAACCGATCGCGGACACTGCGCTCTGTATCGCAAGAAAGAATATTTTCGCCCAGTACCAGCGCCGTGGCCGCTTTCTCACCCCCTGGTTTACCGAGCACCAGCTGCCCTGTGCATCATCGTAGGCCAGCGCCTGCACCTGCCCCAGCAGGCGGTTCAGACACTCCACCACCGTTTCACCGTGTTCCGGCTGCGCGTCAATGACTGCAGTCGCAGGTGTACCGGCGTCCACGACGTCCACGCCGAACGGTTTAGCCAGCGCGGTGGCGATTCGGAACAGATTTTTACCATTGTGCTGCGCAGGTGCCGCTGAGCAGTCAATAAGGTCTGCCGTTTTGCTGCGGCCAACGATCCCCATTGTTATTGCCGTTGCATCGTAGCGCAGCGGTAACGCCTCAACCCAGCCTGTAATCACCAGATCATCACCTATCATCACCTCAACGCGATCGCCGTTTTGAATCTGCGGCACACCATCACTACCCGGCCACTGCCTGGTGATCGACACGTTGAAATCGCGGGCAACACGGTCAATGCCCGCGCTGATGCGGGAAGAGGTCCAGCCCCCCCACTCGCGGCCATTCACTCGTAAAAAAACGGTATTGTTCATCGGACCGGTACCCTCAGAGGTTTAACAGGCACAAATCCCGGATGGGGAACCACATTGCGGGTAAGAATGTCATTTTCCCGCGCCGCGTCGTCATACCAGCCCGCCGCCAGCACCAGCGCAGGGAGGACTTCCGGGGGCGTCCGCTCAGCCGTTATTTCCACCTGTGCAAGACGCGCGGAAATATCCCGGTTCAGGTCTGTTCTGAGCACAGTGATTTGCTGGAAAATCCCGTCGTCGGTAATGCGCAGCTGCTCCTGATCAATAGCGGTATTCAGAGCCGAGCGAATTTCAGTTAATTCATCCCATGTAGGCGGATCTTCTTTCACCGTCGTACTGCCCGAACCGTCCAGCGCGGGATGGGAAATGTTGATGATATCGTTAGTTGACGCACCGCCGGTTACCTTCCCGGTTTGCCCCTGCGGCGCCGCGATGGTTTTCGGCTGTGCCAGTGTTGCAACGGTCTGGGATGCCGTGCTGATTGCCGTGGAACGGATCGCTGCGGCGACCATGTTACTGCGGGATTTTTGCATCCCGACGGAACCGGAATCTGTCGGCCAGGTTCCCCGTGGCGCCAGCCCCGGATCAAGCGTTACGCCGGACATCGTCTTAATCATCGTCACAAGGTCTGAAGTATCGCCAGTTAGCCGGTCCCCGGCGCGCCAGGCTTTTTGCAGCGCTCGCACGAAATCACTGGCTGCGCTGGGCGGCATTAAAATGACTGACAAATCCCCCTGCAGTAGTCGCATCGCCGCTGAGACGCCGGAGTCAACCATCCGGAACGCGTCAGCAACATCGCCAAGCATCGCGGCTGCGTCGGCCAGCACATCATTCTGGATGAAATCAGCAATGCCGGAGAGTGAAAAGGCAGAGAACATGCTTTCGATCGCTTCATCAAACAGGCCGCCTGATTGTGTGAGGCGCTGCGCCGTCGCCATGCCCGCAACAGGAAATGAGAGTTCGCCGCTCTCCACGAACTGGAAGGAAACACGGCACATGCGCCCTTCTGCATTGCTGTGCGTGACCCTCACCTGACCGTCGATACTGCCCTGCATTTCTCCATACTGAGGATGGACAAGCGTACCCGGCCCGGCGGTTTCGATAGCGCCAATAAGGCGATCGCGCTTGTCCGCATAGTCGTCGCCTACCAGATAGGCGTTAATAGTCATCCGGCGCGTTGCCCGCCCTAAATCCTCCGTGAACGGTTTATCGCGATTGGGATATTCATGCACCTGAACACGGCGCCCAAACGAACCTTCATCATCTTCCACTGAAAAAGGTACGCCACGAAACGACGCATCACGAAGACGATCGCGCCAGTCGTTTGAAGAAAAAAAAGCCATATAGCCCCCAAAAGAAAACCCGCCGAAGCGGGTTTAACGTGGTGTGCGGAATGGTGAATAACCGACATCGTGAGTCACATCCATCATCGGATTTCCCGATTTCGGGATATCCAGCACTCTCATGCCTGGAGGAGCATTATCAAATGTCACTTTCAACTCACTGCGTTGTGCAGCTGGCGCAGCTGCACGATCAAGAACTGGTCCCTGACGCAGTAACGGTGAAGATAGCGAAAAATTATCCCTTGTCGTCTGCCCTGTCAGCATGTCACGCTGCTGGACCTGCTGCTTATTGTTATACCAGCCCCCGGCGTTCCAGCGATTTTTCAGTGACTGCCAGAATGAATCGGTATGGTCGGCTTCCTTCGCTGCATCGGCTATCTCTTTAAGCTGCTCAAACATGTAGATCGCAACAGCAATCTGAACGGTGGTCGCCCCCAGCGTGGCGATTTTCCCCAGCACACCGGAAAGCTGTGTTGCTAAGGTCAGGGCGGTGCGCAGCGTACCCAGCGTTTTAACCGTGAATACGCCTGTCATATACAGGCCAACACCGCCCAGAACAGTTTCCCAGCCGCCAAACGCCTGGGCAACTTTATCCACTTCAACCATGCCGCCTTTATCACCGGGGCAACATCATCCCAGTTCTGGATAATCAGCATAGCGCCCGCCGCCAGCGCACTTATCGCCAGTTTGGCCGGTGAAAGGTTGATCACCGTATTCAGTATTTTTATTGCACGCGATAACACGCCGATAGAAACGCCAACACCCAGCAGCGCCGCGCCGAATTTAGCAGCCGACTGTACCAGCTCAGGATTCGCGCGAACGAATGTCCGGAGCTGTTCCAGATAAGGCATGACCGCTTTCGCGGCTTCGTTAATGGCGGGCAGGAAGGTATCACCCAGCGTCACCGAGATCGCATTCACACTGTTTTTCAGCAGAACCAGCTGGTTTTCTGTCGTGGCCGCGCGTGATGCGTATTCCTTCTGCATCGAGCCGCCATATTCCTGGGCATCTGCACGCGGGTAAAATTGGTACGTAACAGATCCAGGTTAGTCAGCAGCGGGGCAATTGCACTCAATGACTCTTTGCCAAACAGCGCGTTCATGACGGCGGCCTGCTTCGCTTTAGGTACTTTTGCGAGCGAGTCCAGTACCTTCAGCATCGCGCCGCGTGCATCCTTCTGCATATCCTCAGCAAGTTTACGTGGGTTTAGCTTCAGGAAAGCCAGCGCATCCTTCTGTGACTTTGTTGCCGAGTTGCCAGCAGTAAGTGAGAGCATGAAGTTTTTGATGCCGGTAGAAGCAATTTCAGATTCAACACCCATACCGGCGATGGTCGCGCCCATTGCTGCAATTTCACCGGAGGCCACACCCGCGACACTACCGAGCGGCCCGATCCTCGTGACGATATCAGAAATTTTCTTCGCGTTAGCCGGACCGGTATTTCCCAGATAGTTGATCTTATCGGCAAGAACAACCACATCATCCTGCGTCAGTTTGAATGCCGTTCGCCATTGCGCCATCATCTGCCTGACTCTTCGGCTGTGGTGTCAAACGCCACTCCCATTTTCACGGCATCGTTGGCGAACTGCATCAGGTCGCTGCGCGCGATCCCCGCCTGGCCACCTGCCGCAACAATCTCTGCGATCCCCTCTGCCGCCATCGGTAACTGCGTGGACAGCGTCAGGATATCGTCACTCATCTGCGCAAAGGCTTTTTTATCATCGAGGCCGTCAACCACCTTGCGGATATCAGCCATTTTTGACTCAAAGCCCATCGCGGAATTCACCGGAAGCGCCAGCGCGCCGAGAATGGCGGTACCCGCAGCCGCAGCCCCCAGCGCCAGACTGCCCATTTCCTTCTGGAATCCCTTAAGCTCGCGCTGCATCCCTTTCATCGGCCGGTCAGCTGGTCAACGGCGGTGATGATTGCCTTTAACTGGAAACTGTCAGCCATTTTTTTACTTCCTCGTTGATGCGGACGGCCTCTGCTTCCAGTTCAAGGAAGTCTGAAATGGCCGTCCGCCGAAGCTCAAGGGGGTTTAATTTCCAGAACCAGGCGACGTTGTAGAGTCGTCGCCTGAGGTTTGATCCGTCTCCGATTGGGTAAAAAAATTCAGGATCAGCATGCAGGTTTTGAAGATGTCCAGCTTTGCCAACTGCGCGGCAGACGAACGGGGGATCCCCGCCAGCACCGGGATATACTTCAGCGCCACGGCACTATCCAGCTTTAACCCTCCGTCGCCGGACACGGTAAACGGGAAGCCTATACTCTCAATTTCGTCGTAAGTGGGCTCGCGCAGCTCCAGCACGTGCAGTTTTTCGTTATGGGCAGTAATCGGCTTTTTCAGAACCAGTTCAGTTGTCATTGATAAAATCCTTCTTCACCGTGGAATTCCAGATCCACCGTGCCCTCTTCGGGGTTATGGTTTGCCTCGCCGTGCAGCCAGGCATTCGACAGAACATAAACCTGCCCGTTCGCCAGCTCAGAGGTGATGGTCATGTTGTCTGAGGTGGTGATTTTGTTCACCGGGAAGTTTTTCGGCACCTTCGCCGTCACCTTCGTATAGGGCGCGCGGTGCGTTTCTTTATAATCGACATCACCAGCCAGGCCGATCACGTCATCACGTACGCGGGTGTTCATCGGCACCTCGATCCCGCCGGTGATGGACAGCTGCTGTCCGTCGATTTTGAAATAAGTGGTACCCGCAATCTTTGCCATTATGCGGCCTCCTCGTTGTATTGCAGACGGAACTGGTTAAGGACAGCGAACACGCGCAGCTGGTTGACGTAATCCGGCGGGAACAGCACATCCAGACGGTTCGGGTCATTCGCGTTACGTTCGACAATCAGGTATTGCTGGAAGAGGTCGAAGTTTTCAACGATGCCCTCACGCTCCAGCTGTCGATAAACTGCCCCCAGCTCACCCCGGATGACTGACGGCGTAACAATCGCCTGGCCGGGACCAAATCGGGTGCCGTCATTCGCCAGCTTGTGGCGACCGTATTTGCTGGTGATCACCGACTTCAGGCGTCGCAGAACGTAAGCACTGGTATGCAGCGTTTCGCTGTCCAGATAGCTGTTATCCGCCACGCCGTAAGCATTTTTCCGGTAGGTGGTGATGTCGCGCTGAATGCGCAAAATGCCGGATTCGGTATACGCCGTCGCAATACCATGCGTCAGCAATGACTGCTGCTCCGTGATGGTAAAGCGCTTTCCGGTTGGCGCAGGGAGAGCCCCTGTCAGTTCACCGGTCTGCGTCGGGCGCGCCGGGTCATTGCGCAAAACACAGCCTGACGCGCCAGACGATATGCCACCAGCTCATCCACCGGCGTCTGCACATCCTTTTCATAACCCGCGATAGTGATGTGCTGATAATTAAACGTATCGCCATAGGCGACCAGCTCGGACAATGAACCGGTTCGGGCCGTATACACGTGGCCGTACAGCTGGCGAATGTAACTCCAGCGCCCGGAACTGTCGTTCATTTCTGTCGCCATCAGCTGCAGCGAGGCGCTGTCGCTGAACGGCAGGCCAATATAATCAAACGGCTCGTCACCCATCGCGGCGATGGTTGCTGATAAATCAGGATCACCGGCACCGCCGCTCATTTTCCCGATTTGTACGCTTAAGCCTGCAGGTACTTCTTCGCCGCTGGCCGTGCCGTAATAATTCAGCGTCAGAGGAATGCTGTTGCCGCCGGTACCGCTATTAACAGCAGTGAGCTCAAGCGTTCCCTGCGCAGGTCCTGCCGAGGTCATTTTATACTGAGCGGTGACCGGCAGATCCTGATTGCCGTTAATGGCAGCCAGCAGCGCCTGCGCTGCATCCGCGCCGGTGTCTTTAGCGGCCACGGTAATCTGTACACGGGTGGTACCGATATACAGGTTGACCGCCCCCGCATCTGTTGCCGTGCCTGAGAAGGTGATCGTGCCGGTTGCCGCCTGCCCGCTGTCAGGCACAGCGATAACCCACAATTCGCCGAACGGGTCAACACGGCGATAGGCTTCCACCATGCGCGCCAGCTGGCTGCCACGGCCTGCCATTTTCTTCGCCAGTCTTTCGACGGCATGATGACCAGCTGGTTAACGGGCATTTCAGCGTCAGACAATGCCATGCCAATCAGCAGGATGGCGCGCTGTCCTGTGCCGTATTGGCGGCGCTGTTGTCCATTTCGGCATAAAACAGCGGTACCCGGTTATCAGCCGGGATGTAATTAAAGCTTACTGTCATCTTTAGCCCCTTTTGGTTGAATTACTTCGATTTCGCCAGCGGCTTTCCGGCGGAACCAGTACGCGGACGCTTCGACGTTTCGCCCTTTTTCCGGCAAAACATCACCACGGGCAGGATCCGGAACGGACTGCCCTTTGACGGGTTTCACAAACATGAATTAATCCTGAAAGGTTATTTCGGTGTGGTGCTCAATGTTGCCGTCTGGCCCGGTACCGGGTTCGATAAAATCAACATCTATACTGAGCGTTTTAAGGTCGGGTAATGCGTCCAGGTCGTCCTGCTGGCGGGTGTCCTCTTCGGTGATTTCATACTTCACCGTGAAGTCAAACTGGTAATAGAGTTCGTGGCGGTTCAGATCCAGCAGCATCCCACCGGCGTACTGAATTTCATGCGCCTGAGGGTCAGGCTCCCAGCCCAACAGCGCTTTCCAGATAAGCTGCCTGACGTCATGAACGGCGTCATACGCTGCCCACTGCCCTTTTTCATCCCGTTCGTTGCTGAGCACGACGATGACGGAAAAACCCTCCGTCAGATCCTGCCAGTAGTCCGTCTGCGACTTCTGCTCGCCAGTGACGTCTTCAGATGGCACGACATACGCAGCTGGCAGCCTGAGCTTTCCGGCTTCGGGGATCGCTTTAAACTGCGCGGCGCCGCCAACACGGTCTTCAAACAGCGGACATCGGGCGCGCAGCGCCGCAATAATCGGGGTTAGTTTCATTTTTTCTTCCTGCGTTGAGGCCGGAGGGATTTACGCAGCTCGCGGGAAAGCACGTAACGTGTCCAGCTGCGGCGTTTTTCCAGCACCTCCGTCATGTAGTTGTTACGCGGTGCAACGCGCCAGCCGCTGCCTCCCGAAGCGCCGCGATGATGCCCTTTCTTACGCTTCGCGCCACGGCGAACACCGTAAAACAGGAAGGCAGGGTAAAACGCGCCGTTGATATGGCGGTTGCCCTCCCCGTTCTTCTGGTTCGGTGCAATCTTTACCATGAGCAGGAGCTTTTTAGAAGCGCGGGGCACGTAATAACCGATTGAGCGCGCCAGCTGCCCCGTCCGGTATGAGGGGTTTTCGCCAGGCTTCGAGCGACCACGTTTCATTACCAGCCGCCGGGCATCGCGCATGTGAACCTGACCGATTTTGACGAACGCCCGTCGCATCCTCGCCCGGTTAAAGACCAGCTCGTCCGGCTGTTCGAAATCAACGTGTAAAAATGCTGTCTGCGGCATAGTCACTCCCGCTGTCGGTACCCAGCTCTTCGCACTCAAGCAACAGGAAACGGCGTTTACTGTTCAGGTCACGGACGCGTTTGACCCGATAAGAAATATCGTCGTGAACCACTTCATGATCGGCTGTAATGCCGCGGCGAAAACGGATGGTGAAATAATGGGTCACCTTATTTTCAACCTGCACAGACCCCTGATACGCTGCCGCGCCGGGTTGTGCCTTTTTGGCCCACGTCCGGATCTGCTCCGGATAAGTAGGTGACACGCCAAAATCATCCGCTGGCACATCGACGCGCCGCCGGATAATGATTCGCTGGTCCAGTTCGCCCGGGTCGGGCAAAAGGTATGTGGCGCTGGCCTGCGCCTGCCTGAGTTTCATAGCGGGATATACCTGTATGGACCGACGAGCCAGTTAAAGCTCATCGGCAGTTCGACTTTCTCCACTTCGGTGACGGTTGAGCGGTTCTCGTAGAAGTGCGTCAGCAACAGCAGCATCCCCATCCTGATGTCATCCGAGAGAATAAGCCCCTCAGGATCGTCGGCTGGCACCCCCGCCTCCGCCGCATAAAGTTTCCGGTTCAGAAAATTTTCTGTCCGGGCCTGAACCGCCCGCCCCAGCAGCTCAAGAAACTTGTCTTCATCGGTGTAATCCTCATCCAGCCTGAGCTGAGCTTTAATTTCCTCAGGAGAAAGCAACATAGGATCCTCCTGCGCCCGCCAGATGGCGGGCACAAAAAAAACCGCTTAACGCGGCATGGTTTCTTCAGTGATGGATTTTATTAGCTGCTTGCAGAGCCCTTGCCCACCAGCGCTTTAATGGCAGAGGTGTCTTCCAGGATGCAGTCAAAGCGATGGAATGCCAGGAAGCCTGTCTGGTCGAATTCTGCGTAACGCTCCACCAGGCGTTTCAGGATCATGTAACGAACACGGCGGATGATGAAGCGATCGAAGTCGCCGCAGAACATGAATTTTTTTACCCGCGCCGATATCGTCAATTTCCTGGTCGATGACATACGGAACATTAAGAACTGACGCTGGCGCCACGCCGACGATATCCGGCAGCCAGAGCGGGCGTCCCTGACCGTCTTCCATCTCGCTGATGAGTTTCAGCGTGTTGTCATTGAACGCCAGGCGGAACTTCGGCCCGCGGCGATACGCCGGATCAATGCTGTGTTTCAGCGCAAGAATTTCCTGCCATTTCACAGCGGTGGCGGCGGCCGTCTGAGTGGTGCCGGTTACGGAGGCTTTCAGCCCCTTCGGCTGTTTTGGCGTGCCGGTGCCGGTACCCTGAATGAGATAACGTGCTTCACCGCGTCCAATACGCTCTGCGATACGGCGGGCAAGATAGGCTTCCATGTCGATCGCACTGTCCTGCAGCAGCTCGTTGGACACACGGATGATTTTGGACGTCATTTTCACCGCGCCCAGGGAGTCCATTCCAAACTCGGTATCTTCTTCACCAGCTTCTTCGTTCTCACCCAGCAGCACGCCCATTTCAGCGGTACCGTCAGCGGTTGCCCACTCCATAGTGCGACCGTCGGAAGTCGTCAGGATTTGCGCCACGCTGGCAATACCGCCATAAGCTTTCATCTGCTCAACGACTTTCGCCAGGAAGGTATCAGGCACGGTATAACCGCCCTTCTCATCTGGCGCCACGCCCTGCGCGCGCAGCTCACGCAAAGCCTTGCGCTCTTCTGAACTCAGTTCGCTGGCACCGTGACGCATCCATTTATCAAAGATCTGACCGCGCTTTTCGTCCTGCAGCGTATTTTTATCAGGATCCTGATTATTGCGCTGCTCTTCCTCGTTTTCATCAACATAGGTCTGGTCCTGGCGGCGCAGCTCCTCTTCGCGGGCAATGCGCTCATCGAGGGCTTCCAGCTCTGACTTCGCTTTATTCCACTCGGTGCGCTGCTCTTCCGTCCATGCGTTATCGCCGATTTTTTTTCATTCAGCGCGCGCATATCGGTCGCGATGGTATTACGTTTTTGTTTCAGTTCATGCAATTTCATGGTTTTTCCTTACGCGTTAAGAAGGGTCAGGACGCGCTCACGCGCCATTCGTTGGTTAATGCTTTCTGCAGCGCGCCACTGTCGCGCGCCTCCTGCCAGGCTTTCATTGAGCGGACGGCGGAATCCGCCTCCTGGTACGCCGGATATGTCACAGGGCTGACATCCAGCAGACGGGAAAAACGGGTAATTTCACGAATTACCACGCCTTCCTCGTCCTGGTACCACTCCTCTCCGTCGCGGGCGACGCGAAAAGCAAAAGAGGACTGGTTAATATCGCCGCGCTGCATTGGTGCCAGCACCAGATCGCGGATTGTCTGGGTTTCTGGCGCGGTGATGTCGTAACGCAGACCGCGTTCATCCACCGTCAGTGCAAGCGTGCCCGCGCAGGTGCGCCCCAGAATAAAATTTGGATCATGGTTAAACAGTGCCCGGACATCGTCCTGAAGCACATCATCAAACGCACCGCGCCGGATGATTTCGCGAAACGAACCGAAAATCAGTTCGGAACGGCTGTCAAAAACCGAACCGTACCCGATGATCCGGCTGGGTTCGCTGTCGTGCGTTTCAGCGCGCACTTCGCCGCTGTAACAGCGAATTTCTCGTTCACTCATCTTGAGTGTTCTCCTGGGTAGTTGATTTGGCTGGCTGGGAGGCGTTGACGCTGACGAGCATTTCATCGAGGCCGTCTTTCGGGTTCATGTCCTCAAACGCGCGAGCCTCGTTGCGGCTCATCCAGCCATCGGTGATGGCGTAGTGATAGAACTCAGCACGCTCTTTTGCGGTGCCGCGCAGCAAACCGGCCAGATTAAATCGCACGTAATAACCGGCTGCCCGTTCGGCGCGGGTGAATAACCTGCGGTTAAGCTCCTGCTCCCAGTTCGTCACCCACGGCATCATCGTGTAGCGGACAAACTGAATCGCCTGCTCGGAAATATTGGAGAAAGTGGCTTTTTCGAGGTCGTTGATCATGTGTGCCGGCACGTTGAAAATACCGGCAATCATCGAGCGGTTGAGCTTCATCATATCGATGAGCTGGGCATCAACCGGAGAGACTGTCAGCGCCTTATAGTCAAGGTCGGCCGGTAGCAGCATGGTTTTATTTTCCTTGCTGCGAAGCATCGCTGTAGCCTTTTGCCACTGATCTTTCAGCCATCCCCAGCTATCTTTATTCAGCGGACCTTTCACTGACACAATCCCGGCAGGACGAGCATTTCCGCTGAAAAAAAACTTTCCGTGTACTTCTGCCCGCTCATGCCCATTCCGATGGTTTCAGCATGCTGAAGTACCGGGCTGAGCCCCATTTTCTGATCGTTACCCAGCGCCCTGACGTGGATCATGTCGTCAGGATTGATGGCGAAGGAGCCCTCTTCGTTATAAACGCCGTAGGTATAGCGCCCGCCGGTGTTGAGCAGCGTTGTTTCCCATGGCATACAGGCTTCGAGACCGGTCACTTCACCGGTCCGGCGGTGTCGAATTACCCGCGTGTAGCCATTCCCCCAGCCCAGAATGTGCCGCTGTTTCAGCTCGCGCCACTTATAGCTGGTCTGCCAGGCGTTCGGCTCGTCGTGAACCAGATAAAACGCCGGATGATCGCGGGCGGCCTCGACCTTCTTTCCGGTGCGCCGCATGACGTGCAGCGGCATCTGCGCAACGTTGGACGAAATAACGTAGATACAGGCGTACACCGCAGCCAGTTTCATCGCCGTCCGGGGATTAACAATCACGTCACCGTTAAAAATCCCGTCATTTTCGCTGATTCAACGGTGAGCGGTACCGCGGGGTTTTCCAGAGAGTTACTTCGAAAAATGGCATCAATCAGCATGACTTTATTCTCCTGGCGGCCAGCAGCGCCCACAGCAGCAGACCGCTACCGCCAGCCATGAGAGCAACCGCCACGCCAAATTTGAGGTAAACGCCTCCCACCAGCGCGCCGAAGCCTGCCAGCCCGGACACATCGATAATTAGTGATTTCACAGGAATAACAGTTCCTCATCAGGATCGAGGTTAGAAAGGAAGTCTTTCGGCTCATTCAGCATTGCGCGGCCAACACCCATCATCAGGCCAACTGCACCATCGATTTTGTTGCCTGCGCCCTCTTTTACCGGGCGAACAACATCATCACTACCCGGTAAATATTTGCCGACCACGTTTGATATGCACCAGGTCATCAGCGGATTGCCGTCGTGATGGAAGCGGCCAGCAGCGATCGCAGCCTCAATCTCCCTCATCGGGTCGCTCATGTTGGTGTAGTTCTGGGTAATGGTGACGGGCTCCAGCCTTCATCCTGCAACATGTGAGAAAGGCCGGTTGCGCCATAGGGGTCAATCGGGCTCGCCGCTATTTTCACGGTTTCACGTAATTTCAGGATCGCTTCGTAAATAAGGCGGTAATCCACTTCTGCACCGTCGGATGGAACCAGCACGCCCTGATTAACAAAGGACTGGTATCGGTCGGCGATCGTTTTCAGCGCCGGGTCCGTGGCGTAGACAGTGTCTTCCGGCACCCAGAACAGAGGCGAAACGCAGTAATAATGGCTTACTCCGTCGATTTCCCGGCGGAACACCGGCACCACCGCGTTGAGGTCGAGTTTTGATGCCAGGTCGATGCCGAGATAACACTCTTCCCCCGCAAAATCGGACAGTTTGAGCGTTTTGTCTGCCGCGGCCATCCACTTCTGCAGGTTGTAGAATGCCGCTTTAGAGCTCACCCATTTATTAAAATGCTTGGTGAGTATTTTGTTGGTCTGGCTGGGCGTGGACATCGCCAGCAGCTGCTTGGCCTTGAGGAATCCCTCTTTCACCGAAATGTTGTAATTCGGGTTGGCCTTTTTCAGCGCTTCCGGCTGCGTCCAGTCGTCATCATCGTCCAGGGTATAGATGATCCGAAAATTGCCTCGTTTTCACCACCTTCTCTGATGCGCTCCAGTATCTCGACCACCTGCGTGCGCTTCTCATAGCATGGCGAAGCAATATCGAAACCCGCCGTGGTGATGATAAGCGTGATTGGCTGTTCCCTTGCCCCCATCCCGGTTGTCATCGTGGTATAGAGCGCATCAGTATCATGCTCATGATACTCGTCGATGATGGCGCAGGAGGGTGAATCACCGTCGCCGGGGTCACCGATAACGGGCGCGAACAGGGAGCCGTCCGGGCGTGTCATCTTCTTCGCCCAGGGTTTGATGCTGAACTTCTGGCGCAGGGCCGGAAGCTTTTTCACCATCGCCAGTGCAGGCGCAAAGACTTTCCAGGCCTGTTTTTCCGTCGTGGCGCCGCAGTAAACTTCCGCTGCGTACTCGCCATCGGCACAGAACATATAATTCCCGACGGCCGCAGCGATCGCCGATTTACCGTTTTTACGTGGCACCTCAATGTAAATCTCAGTGAACCGACGAAAGCCGGTATCCTTGCGCACCCAGCCAAACGGCACGCCCAGCGCAAATTTCTGCCAGGGCTCAAAATCTATGCGCAGCTTCCGGCGAGCCCACTCCCCGGATGTGTGCGGCATTTTCTGGGAAAAGCGGAGGAAACGTTCTGCTTTATTTTTATCGAAGCGGTAAGGCCAGCGTGGATCTTTGGCGCGTTCCAGGTCGTCCAGATGTCGCTGACAGGCAAGAATGGTTAACCGGCAGGCCAGTATCTTCCCGTTCACGACGTCCCGCGCATACTGGTTCGCCGCATTGACGTTCGGATATGTAGCCATCAGTCAAACTCATCAAATTCATTCCCTTCATCGTCCGGATCATTTTTACCGCTGGTCATTCTTATGCGGCTGAGCGGGTCTAACCCGAGAAGGGAACCCAGACGGGCGAGCTGTGAAACGGAGTCATTACGGACATTGACTGCCGGGTGTTTTTTTCTCACCCCCCATTTCACTTGATACGGTCAGGCCGTCTTTCGCGATGACTTTTTCGGCCTCAACCATCAGGTGAAATGCATTGCAGTACGCCAGGAGTAGCGGCGCGTCTTCGAGATCAAAAACGCCGCGTTCGATTAAAATTTTGCTCTGCGTTTTCCAGATGCGGATCGCGATGTCGCTCATTAACTCATCCGGCGGCGCGATCCTTGTCAGTTTGCTCTTCAGGTTTGAGGGCAAATTGCGCTTACGGCCACCACCGGAAGATCGTACAGCAGTACCCATCAAAACCTCCAATTCAATAGGCGGAACCTTCCGGAAAAAAGTTTCTTATTTTGGGCGCGTAAAAATTCGATGAGGCGGGCAGTCCGGAGGGGCAAAGGCTGGCGAGATTTACCCTCCCCCCGCCTGCCTGACAGGCGCTCTCGCGCTGTCTTCGCCCGATGGCATGGGGTACACAGGCTTTCAAGGTTGTCGTCACTGTCGCTGCCTCCGTGCGCCAGCGGCAACCTGTGGTCTACGCTGGTTGCCTCAGTTATTGCGCCACGACGCAAACACTCCTGGCATAACCCCCGGTCTCTTTTGAGAATGCGGAGACGGGTCTTATCCCATGACGCACCATAGCCGCGCTGATGACGTGATACTCCGGCTTGTACTGTCGCCAGCCCTCGCCCCGGTGGTCATCGCAGTATCCGCTGCGGTCCGTTGTGGTCTGCCTGCAACCTCGCTTACGACACGCCTTAGGCGTTCTCGGTGGCATGGCTAACTCTCCGGAATGCATAGCTGCTGATGCCGTCACGCCCAAGCATGCTCTCAATGGTGTTGTGCTCAGCACATACAAAACCCTGCACGACAAACCAACGCCGGATGCCTTCATCTGTGAAATACCAGATGTGCTCATCTTTGCGGTAATGCCGGGACGTAAGGATATGTTCTGCATTTTTGAAGACAGGCAGAGACACAAACACCCACAGACCGGCACGCGCCACAGCTGCTTCTGGATCGTCGATGTGTTCCAGCGAATCCCAGAACGTCAGCGCAGGGAAATCACCATCGGGGAAATAAGGGTCGTAAAGGTTCGCCCAGCGTCCACCAGCTTTAAGCCAGGCTATCCCTTCAGGATTAACGTCATAGCCCCATGTATCAGGCCGTGTCTCCACGAACTGACCAGACCCGATCCCCACATCAAGCACTTTGCCCTGATGATGGCGGGCCACCAGCTGTATACGTGCTGCATTCAGCTGAATCCCCATACTGGTCTGCGCCATCTGCCGATACTTTGCAAAATAACTTGCGTCGTATGGCCGCTCTGGTGGTACCGGGAAACGGCCAATGCCCAGCTCGGGCAGCCAGACAAGGCCGTTTTGCATTTCATGTGAGAACAATGTCATGTAACCAGCCTTTGAATTTATCGAGGAAACCGGTGATGTGCTTACTGCAGTCGTGTTGCATGCTCCCGCACATGCAGTAATCATCGGGTTGTGCCCAACCGACGCGGGAAAGATCCATTTCTGGATCGGTAACGATATGCGGGGCATTGTGGGCACCACACCCGCCCTGAATGATGAAAACCGGCGTTTTGTAACAGATGGCCGCAGGCAGCGCCCAGCCAACCCCGGACACCACGACGGCGGCATGTTCCACCAGCGCCAGCATTTCCGTCAGCGACAGCTCGCCTTTATGCAGATAGAGATCAGCCTCTGGATGTTCTCCCACCAGCACTCTTCCCCCTCTTCAAGGTCAGCCAGGCTCACAACGTAAAAATGTTTACGCAGCTCACGTGCGGCATCTGCCAGGTATTTGGGGTCAGGATTTCGCGCCGGATTCGCCCACTCTTTGCGAACGGTCGCCGGACGGATGACTGCAACAGGCTTATCAACCTGCACCGGCGATTCACCGAATGACGCAGATCAAACACGCTGGCCATCTTGCCGAACTGCCAGGTCATGGCATCGATGATGGAGCTTTCTCAGTTCGTCGGGACTATAAAAAATCGTCAGAATCTCTGACGGCCGCGGCGGCTCCTGCACAAACGCCACACCCGTTTGCTCTTCGTTTTTCCGCTGCGTCCTGAGCGAAGTATTCGAGCGAACAAAATTAATATCGAGATCGCAATAAAGTTCCGGCCAGGGTGTTCGCAGATACGCGCCGGGGAACTGGCGCACAAACGCCCGCTGGTAAATAGAGTCACCAAGCCCGTACATCCCGCGGATGCAGACCTTTCGTCTTTTCATAAATTTCCTACAGAGAAAGTGCAGTCTCGAGAGACTGTCGGGGGAAGCAGGTAAGCCGCGTAAAGCGGGAACAGTTAATTATCTCGACACCACCAGCAGCAGCGCGGAGACGGGAAAATTCATCCTGCCAGCGCGCTACGCTGAATTTGTCCGGATTGGACAACAGAGCATGGTTGCCGTGCCAGTGGGTGCCGTTACGTATTGAGCAGTCATAGCCCAGCAACAAAACGCGGCTTGCTCCAAGGTGGATCGCCAGCTCAATGGCGCGCTGACCAGAATTAAACGAGCCTGGGATTGCAGACGGTAGCCAGTTAATCCCGAATCGCCGGGCCGTGAATTCATCGCCACACCACCGGGAAGCCTCTGATGTTATCCCTGCGCCGTATTCTTCCCACCAGCAACAATCTGATGCGTAGATATGCTGGCATGAAGGAATAGCGCTCCACGAACTGTTCACAGCAATAATTGGCAGGCCGGAGTTGCGGGCATGGGCGCAATCATCTGAAGTCAGCGACGGGCCGCTGGCGACACAAATGAACGTTTTCATTAGGTTAATGGGGTGGCGGTGAAAGGTAGTAATTGATAAAGGAAAAACGCCTGTCGAGGCGGTTAGTTAATTTATTCGAATTGAGATCCACCTAAAAAGTAACCGTCAACCTCTTCTATTTTCAGACGAAGACAAGCTCCTTTCATACTCCCCATCTGACCGTCGCCTTTGAGGAAAGATACCTTTATAAGATTCATAAAACTCGGCTCTGAATACTCGGTTTTTTTCAACGTCAAATTTTTTTGGCCCTTTCCTTAAAGTATTCAGCGATCGATGCACCAATATCTCCTGATAACTGCAGGTCATCACTTACTTGGGTGTAATACTTTTTATTAGAGACGAGCATGCCTGACACCAAAAGACCTTTGACCAGCAGGGTAATACCGATATCAATATTCGCTCTTTCAACAACATTTACTAAATACTCTAAGTCTTGGTCATAAATTGAGCGAGATATCACTTCATGACTGATTTGTTGTTCCATTTTTTTATCCCCTTAGTTAAAAACAGCGAATCCATTCTAAGGCCAATGGAGGACATCTTCATCAGTCTTCTTTGACTCTTGTGCACAAAACGAAATAAAAAAACCAGCTACTGCGAGGCTATGGATTCTTTCTGGCAGTTTGCCTGCCACGCTTTGTTATGCGCCAGGATGTCTTTCTTCGTCTGGCGGTCCAGCACGTCAATATCGTGGTTTGTCAGATAGATAATCCGGGTCCACAGGCAGCCCGTATCAACTACTACCGGGGCGGGTGAAGTTTTCGCGCAGCTCGCGATCAACATCGTTATCAGGCATGTGATTAACAGTCTGCTGTACATTGCTGGCCTCTTTAGTGACTTCCGCTTTACGTTCCGCCGCAGCAACAGTCGCCGCTGCATTCTCTTCGGTGCGCTGCTGTTTGGCTTTTGCCTCTGCCTTTCCGCTGCCGCGAATATTGCCAGCAACAAACCCGCTGAATGCGACGGCCACCAGCGCAGCAATACCGCCCAAAATCATTTCGATGATGCTCATAGCCACCTCAGACCAGCACGGATTTAGCCAGATTAAACAGTGCGCGGCGTTGCTCCAGCCCGTTTCGGCCGCCGTTGATTAGCAGCGTAACGCGCTCAACATCGCCGGAGTGGAGCAGGCAGCCGCGGGAAGCATAGAACCACGCAGCTGACCGCGCGGCGTTTTCGTCCACCTCCAGCAATTCAGGCTGCGTTACCAAATCCAGCTTCAGCGCCTGACCGCAGCTGCGGTAGTTGCTCAGCCCGGTGATTTGCTTTAGCCCGCGCCCGCGATATTTCCAGCCGTCTCCCGCTACCTGATTACCCAGATTCTTTTTCCCCCACTCGCCACCGTAAACAAGATTGGCGATCGCTTTCTGGTTGGCCGGTTGCGTTGCCGTTCTGCCGAGGGCGGCGGCCTGCTGGGGTGTGATGCGGTGCCTGCCAAATTTGGGCACTAAGTTTTCAGCCGCATAATTCAGATTTTCCACCAGCCGGGTAAAGCCCGTGGACTCATGCCCCATCTGTGCGATAAACATGGCCTGGTCAAGCGGTGCGGTAATACCGTATTCCCGAATAACCTTGTCTATCTGCGGAAACCAGCGCGCAGCCAGCCCGGCGCTGATACCTGCCGCCTTTTGAAATTGTGTTTGGTTCACGTTGTGCTCTCTCCAGTAATACGAGCGATGTTGCCGCCCGCACGCCAGACCGCGACGCAGACAACAACGTTAATGAGGATTTCACCGTAATCGACCTGCACATAATCGCCGTGCCAGATACGGAAAGCCGTGTACGCAGGAGCCAGAATCAGCCCATAGGCCAGAAGCTCCATTATTCTGCGGCGGCGCATACTGCGCTTTCGGAAGAACATCAGGCGAAAAGAAATCATGATGCAGGCCAGTGCGTTAAGGTGAAGCAGCAGCCATGGAAAGTTCTGCATTAGCCACGTCATTCTTCCCCCTTCAGACCGGGTAAGTTTCCGGTCCGTGAACGCTTGAGCACCCTGAGCAGGACAGTCACAGAAACAGTGGATGCCGCCAGCGCCCCAATCGCAGGTGAAACTTTTATGCTGACAGGAGGGCTAAGCTGATTTAGTCCGGCGTTGATAAGGGCGGCAATAATCTCTGAAGCAGTACCGGCACAGTAAACGCCACCGATGAAAGAAATCAGCGCAAAAATAATCTGCTTCCAGATTTTATGGTCCTCAGAACTGAGGATATACAGTGCCGCCCCAGCGAGGGAGCAGACCATAACAGCAGGCGTAGCCTCTGGAAAAAGCGTGGCGAATGTAACTCCGGTTGTGCCAGCAGCCACGCCCGCCGTTACCGTTGCAGTTATTGGTTCTGCGGACATTGAGCCCCCTCTTATTGCTGTGAATCCTCTCAGAAAATTTGAGGGGAAATAAAAAAAGGCCGCCGGATGGCAGCCCATAAAGAAGATATTTGGATTGAATTAATCAGGTGAGATCGGCGATATGACAGGGGTACTGGTGCAATGCACCTTCGCGAATACCCCTGTCGTATCGCCGGATAACAAAAAAACCCCGGCTGGCGGGGTTTAGAGTTTTTTTCAAATTGTCGCTTTACATCGCTGCCATCGTGGAGCAGCTCTGCCAAGCATGAATGATTATCTGATTTTCTGGCCCGTTTTCAACATCATTCCGAATAAATAGCATTTTTTGCTAACTCAGATCTGATCATGAACCTCTTTCAGGCTGGTCCTCGCCGACAGAAAAACCTTTGCCCTGAATATCTCCAGGCACCAGCGCACGCGCTTTCTGGCTTCCGATTCGGTTAGCCACGGGGCCAGGCCTTGCAGTTCCCTGGTGATGTCAGAGATTTTTTTCCTGGTGGTGTAATACTGGCGGCCAACGATGTAAACCGGATCCTTCAGGTCGAACGCCTGCAGCACTACGCCCTCCATAAATTCACCGTCATCACTACTTATAGCCTCGTCAATAATGCTGGTCGGCGGCTCCGGCCAAAGAATGGCGCGCGCCCGTTTCATTGCCAGCTCACCGCGAAATCCTTCTTCTCTCGCCTGGTTCAGCGCTGCAGTAAACCTCTCAAGGGCTTTGTCTGACCAGTTCTTTCCTCTGATTACGTTCCAGCATGAGTGCCCGCATGGTTTCGCCGGTGCTGTGCCACCGCGTACGCATTCACCCCACACTGTAAGCAGAGATTTTATCCAGCCGGACTGAACATCATTCAGGAGAATACTTTTTCCCAGCCAGCTCTTACGTGGTGCCATTGCTGTTTTTCCCAGCCCTTCAAGATACTGGCGTTTCTGGCGTGGCGTCATTTCATATCCTCGATAATTATCATTCCGGTTTCGCCCCATATTTTTGATGTCCGGGCGTCCCAAATGTGGGAGTCATCCTCAAACAAGGCGTCCAACAGAGATTTTGTTAAGTTGTCCAGATCGGGCTTTTGCTGGTGTGGCTGGCCGTCCATAGACGCGCGCTTTTTCTTGCTCCAGCTCTGGGGCATCGGCAAAACGAAGGTGATATGGGCGCCGTTCTCCGGCACCCGGATTCCATGCAGGCGGGCTTCATCGCAAAACATGCGATAACGCATCACCGGCGCGCGCTGCTTCCACTTATCAGCGCGGGTCATGCGGGGTTTTCCCACTGGGTGATGATGTATTTAGGCACGCAGCGCCTCCTGTATGCGGAAGCCGATCCATCGCATCACCGGTACCGCCATTGAATTTCCGATCGCTTTATAGCGCGGTCCATCAGCGGCCAGGCGGTAAGCCTGCTCTGCAGTCAGTTCTGGCCGGTGGTGGCGCAGGTAGGCATATTCTTCAGCGGTGAGCTGCTTACGTTTTTGTGTGGGGATCAGGGTGTGGTTATCTGGGAAGCCCTGCAGGCGTTCGCACTCGACAGGAGTCAGGCGGCGAACAGCCATATTTTTCTGTATGTCGTGGTCCTGAGTTCCGTGCACCGACATAACTGCCAGATCGGTTGCGTCTTTATGGTCCCGGGCTTTGCATGTTGATCCCGTTCCATCCTTCACGTATTCACCAAAGGCCTCAAGCGAAAAGTTCCTACGGGGATGTAGTGTCCAGCTGCCGCCCCTTCAGGTCTTCCACCCGCGCCGCCAGTAAATGAATTGGCGGCAATAGCTCCAACTACTTTCTGAAGATGGCCGGCCTGTTCCTGGCTGTCGTCTGCGCCACCTGTTCCAGCGCCTCGCGCAGTAAAGGCGGCAACGATTTCCGTCGTTTCTCTGCGCGGCGGAGAATTCCGGCGCAGGCCTTCGGACTCAAAAAGAATTTTTGCGGGATCGATATCCCCTCGAGCTGTTGCGACAACAAACACACGTCTGCGTCGTTGGGCCACTCCGAAAAATTGAGCGTCGAGCACTCGCCAGGCAATAGCTCTTTCTGGTCCCAGCACATAACCAGCGTTTGACCATCGCTTCCCAGGTGATTCCAGCGCGCAGCTTTCGCCGGCAAGCCCTGCAAGAAAACATCCGAAAGCGTTATCTTTGCTGCTGAATACGCCGGGTACGTTTTCCCAGACGACGATGACGGGGGATTTTCCCTGTTCTCTGCGTTTTTCATCGATAGCATTAACCAGCTCCACGAAAGCTAAAGTTAACTGGCCGCGTTCGTCAGCCAGCCCATTACGTAAACCCGCAACGCTGAACGCCTGGCAAGGGGTTCCTCCCACCAGCACATCAGGCGCTTCAATTTTTCCGGCAAGGATTGCCGCGGCGATTTGCGTCATATCACCCAGATTGCTGACATCCGGCCAGCGGTACGCCAGAACAGCAGAGGGGAATTTTTCTATCTCAGCGAACCATGCTGCTGCCAGCCAGGCAATGCCATGCCACGCTGGCGGCTCGATGCCGCTGCACACTGAGCCATAACTGACTGGCTTATTCATCGGCAGGCTCTCCCAGCAAATAGAGAACCTGCACCAGCAGCTCTGCTTCGGTACCGTGCTTCATTTCCCAGGCGCGGCGGCCAGCGTGAATCGCCACACCATAACCGCCGTTGCGATGGTGCATATGGCACAGGGGGATTGATTTCCGATGGTCAGCGCGCTGGCTTGTGCCCTGCCCGGTTCGGATATGATGAATTTCCGCAGGCGTTTCGCCCAGGTTCTGATTTCTGCACACGATGCAGCCCAGTGCGGCCACACGCGAAAGATGGAGGCTATCTGCTTTCTTCATGCTGGACCACCAGCATAAGCAGAAACACCGCGCATAGACGGGCGGTGTGAGTAATTCGAGGTAGTTCTTTGCGCATCACTTTTCTCCGGTGATGGTGCGACAGGCGCTGGTTGTTCAGACCAGCTTGATTATTATAAATCAGTTGTCAGGGTTGCGGAAGCGCTCAGCATGTTGCAGGAGAGATTCGCGGGTAATCAGTATTGCTTCTAGCGGGATAGGTATCACGATAAAAGAACCATCGTCATTGGTCACTACCTCATAACGTCCAGCGGGGCGAACGGCAGCTATTAATTCTTGCTCATTCATAACGCAAAATCCTATTCAATTCAGTCATCCCCGAAACGCCGGGGTCGGCCCTTTTCTCCCTGCGCACTGAACGTTTCTGAAGCAGCCCTTCTCGCAAACGCCTAATAGGTTAGAAAGACCAATTAGCCGTAATTGGTCTGTGTAACCGATCTGCTCTTTAAGCACAGGAATCTTGTACGGTCTGCTAAATCACTGGCCGATTGTCGGTATCTGTCACACGGTTCAGAAGGTGCGTTACTACCCCCATGACGGTTGCATCATCCAGCGCATCACCCTCAATAGCCTCTCCATCCTGAGTTATCAGAGCTTTCCCCTGCACTTTTGCGAAATCCAGACTGCCGCAGAACGAAACCAGGACGGTATCACCCACTTCCGGCTTTCTGGCGACGTTTATAATCGCGTACCCGGCCGATGTTTCGATGGTTCGACAATTGCCGTCATAGCCGCAAATGCTGGTGATAGTGAGCGTCTGTTCTGCGTAGTCTGCTGCTGGTGATGGAAAACCCATGATAACCACCCCTGTAAATTAACTGTATATTTATACAGTAACACCAAAAAAACGAGGGTCAAGATTTTGGGCGCAAAAAACCCGCCGAAGCGGGTAAGTGCTTAATCAATAATCAATTCTTCTTAGAAACAGCACCACCAGCGCGATAAAGACAACCAGCCATACTGCGCCAGCAAGCAACTCTATCAGGTACACTTTTCCACCTCCTTTGGTACCGCATCAGCGAGAACATTTTCAGCCCAATCACGGTCGAATCCAGGCATTGCTGGTAATGCGGCAGCGATATCTATTGGTAATGAGTCGATGTAATCGAGTGCTGCCCTGGCGACTTCTGCTGTTTCACTTAGCATGAGTGGCGGCGCGGTGTAGAGAACCCGGCGCTTACCGCGACGTTCAGAATCATATTGGTCATAAAAATCCTTGTTCACGTCTTCCCAGTGCCACTGCAGATCACCGTTGGCATCATGATGACAGAATTCACATTGGTAAATCGGCTCAGCCTTCTCTCTGGTAAAAGTGCTCATTGTTATGCGTCCCAATTACTTACTTCTTCTGCTACGGCTTCATCTGCCGCATCCTGACAATCAATTACCTCATGCCATGACTCAGCAGCAGCGGCAGTGACAGCAGCCCAATTACGGGCGCAGTCTTTACGATGCTTGCGACTACCCATGCACCACGCTGGATTTTTGAGCTCTTTATTCCACGCGCGGACCATGTATTTCATTGGTGATTTGCTCATTGGGCTTTCTCCTCCACCAGTTTTTTCCATTTTTCGCGCAGCTCTTTCCGGGCCTCAACCTCATGATCGGGCGGGTACGAAAATCCGGCACGCATATCCGGGCAGCCATTTGAACAACGAATTTCTGCGGAGCCCCAGTTTATGCCGCGGCTGCGTACCTTCATGGCCGGTTTCAACCCACAGTTCGGGCTGTTAGGTAAATCAGTCATTCCCCAGCCCCTCCAGCAGATTCTTGTGGCGGCGCAGCTCGCGAACGGCCACCTGCAGCCGCTGCAGGTTAGCCAGCTTGGCTTTCGTGCGGCGGATTTCGGTCGAGATATAGCGCGATGACGGAATAATCAGGTCATCCGGACGGCTGGCGAAAGCGGGATATCCTGAATAATTTCGGCGGTGGATTTGCAAACTGGCGCCGCTGCTTGCTCGTTAACCTCTGGTGCTGGCTCCTGCTGCTCTGGCTTTATTGCTGGTTCACCCACCAGGCTCCAGGTGATGTTTTTACCGTCAACATGGCGCAGGATCAGACCGTCCTTGCACATTGCACCCAGCGAAGCATTCAGGCTCGCGGACTTTTACCCAGCTTTTCAGCAACCTGATTGGCCCTCATAGCCCCCTGCCCCTGCATTGCTGACAAAACCCTCTCCACAAGCGGGGATGTCTGCTTGGGTCTGATACGCTTCGGTTTCTGCTCTTTCGCGGTACCGAGGAACCAGCCGCCGTCCGCAAAATCACACAGTCCCTGCTCTTTCTGCTCGCGCAGCATGTTCAGCGCTTCAACGGGCTCGATATCCAGACGGGCAGCAACCTCGCGATATGTCGCTTTTTTTCATGGCTTTCAGTGCATCAAGTACGGTTTCCATAAATTTTCTCCTGTTCACATACGTTTTGATTTGGCTGCCTCTGCCTGCGCTTTAAGTAACTGCGCGGGGGTCGGCCCTGGCGCATGGCGTGGTGCGGCAATCTGTTTTCTGACCGGCGGGATCCGATGTCCGTCCGCCACATGTTTTTCCCACTTCGCCAGCTGTCCTGCTGCCAGCGCTTCAAGTTCCTTCTCGGTCAGCTGTCGCTCAATCCCCGTGCGCCGCAACTCAGTGCAAATCTGGTACAGAACCGGATGACATTCCCGAGCGATAAAATATTCCTCGGTGCTGGCGTAGCGGTATGACTCATTGCGCCAGCGCCTGTATTCTGCCATCACGTCCGCCGTTTTAAGTCCCAACTCGCTGCCTCCGCAGTCGGCAACCAGCGTGACGAACTCAGCCAGATCAGGCGGCCATGAGTTGCCCGCCCTGCAGCGTGCAACCATCGCGTTACAGACGCTCGTCGTCTGGTCGCTGGTCAAACTCCCAATCTGCGCAATCCATAGGCCCGACGGGGCCGAGCCGTTTTTGGTCTCCCATCGGGTGGAGTAAATTTCCAGCATTAGCTCCCAGAATTTCCACGCCTTCTCCTCGAGCTCGTAATTGTTCCGCACGTGCTGCACGCGCTCGTTGTACAGCGGCGTTTGCTGTGGAATTTGAGTCCAGTCCTGCATGAGAATTACCTCGCGGTTTTGTTGGCTTTGTGTTCTGCAGGTGGAGAGCAAATTTTTGCTCCCACTGCGTCTGGTTGAATGCCTTGCCCTCAGAGATCCAGTAATCGACAAAACAGGCATGTGCAGCGCGTAAATCATCGGGTGTTAGTTTCTCAGGGACAGGGCGCCCCCAGAGGTTCGCCTGTTTGCGAAAGTCAGCAGATGGTTTCCACTCCTTGCTCATCGGAAATTTCCCCAGCAACTGAGAGGCAGGGAAAAACGTGCCTGGCTGACCCGGATATTCTGGAACCGGTCTTTCACTGACTGATCCAACCAGTTCCCCTCGCGCGTTATGTGTGGGGTTTAATGACGGATCAGAAGTTAATGACGGATCGGGGGCAAATTTTGGGGGGGTTAAATCGCCTGTTTCACCAATTTTTGACCCCTCAAAATTTGACCCATCAATATTTGCCCCCTTATTTTCAGCATTTAAGGGGGCACTATTTGAGGGGTTAAAAATTACCCCCTCCCCTTCCTGTCCTGCTGGCAGGCACCGGGATCCTTTCTTTTTGGCTCGTTTTTCCTTAATTTTTTTTCGCCCAACTGCGGCGGCGTTTTCCAGCTTTTCGATGTTGATCTGGTAGATGTTCGTCAAATTTCGACCACCTACCTTGCGCTCAATTTTGGTAATCCAGCCACCGCTTACCAGCTCAGCCAGCGCATTTTTGATGGTGGTTTCACTCTTTGCCCCGATCTCAATCTGGAGCGTCTCAATTGCAGGCCAGGAGATGCCTTCAGCATTGCTGTAGTCGGCAATACGAGCCATCAGCGCGACACGGGAGATACCTAGCCCCGCCTGTGCGCATCCTTCCCATACAAGACCGTGTAACTTGCTGCTCACGACTTCACCTCGGTGAACTTAATTTCAAACTCACGACGCCCTGTTTCACTGACGTCCGTGTACCCCTCCCGGCGATATGACACCCGGAGCGGGGAAGCACGCAAAACTGTTACCATGCGCCCGCGTTCGTCGCGGTATTGCTTCCCTGGAATGATTTCACCGCGGCGATCCACTGGCTCCTGAGTGGGTCGGTTATTCATCGCGTTTTTCATGCGCTCTGCCAGTGCGCTCGCTAATTCCTGAGAAGTACGCATAGTTGCCTCCAGACCGTTAAGCTGCGCGATGGCAGTGCATGATTTGGACTTTCACGCCAGCCATCTGCGCCAGCGCGTCGATCGCTTCCAGAGTTTCTCGCCGGATGACCGGTTTCGGTTTGCCTGTGAAGACCGCATTGGTGGCTTCGATGCACTCTTTGTTAACTCTGGCGGCCCGGTAGAGCATGCAGTCCTTCTGCTCCAGTTCGTTATCAATGGCGGTACGGATGGCATAGCTCAGCGCTTCCGCCTGTTTCAGGTAATTAGGCGTATCGTTGCGGAACGCACGCTGAATAATCTGCTTGTTGTTGTGCAGTCGGCGCGCGTACTCGTCAGGATCCGTCACGTTATCCAGTGGCTGAAGCAGATCACCGAAGTGATGCGGCGTTATCAGCTGCGTGACCGTCTTCCAGCCCTTTTCCTGGGCCCAGGACTCCAGCTCGCATGCCAGCTTTTTGATTTCCATCAGTCAGACTCCTTCTGCGCGCGTGGGATATCCTGAACAGGAATTCCACTGGTAGGGGTTGGATGCAAATCAGGACGTAACTCATGTGGGGTGACAGTCCAGCCGCCAAATTCACAGAGCTTTATCACTCGCTCGCTTGGAACTCGGTTTCGGATAATCCAGTTTGCTACTGACTGTGAGGACTTAAAGTTGAATTTGCGGGCGACGGCCGAAACAGAACCAATCGACCTGACAGCCTTTTCCGTTATGTTCTTGTATGAAGTAGTCATCGTGTTCTCCTGAATGAGTCGATGACTGCAATATACTACATAAAGTAGAAAATACAACTACGAAAAATAGAAATGACTATAAACGCGCCGTGCCTTACTCTTCTACATATGGTAGAAAAAGCGAATAAACATCAGGATTTCGCGAACCGGCTGACCGAAGAAATGCGCAGACAGCGCCGTTCCGTCAAGGATTTAAGCCAGGCTTGCGATGTCACATACGAAATGGCTCGTCGTTATACGTTGGGCACGGCTAAGCCACGCGATGAGAAACTTCAAAAGATAGCTGACTGGCTAAATGTCCAGGCGGCCTGGCTTGATTACGGCGAAGGTGAGAGTGCGCCAGCTAAGCTTCCGGAAACTGAGTTTTCGGGCTTCCCCGCGACAGAACCAGACACAGGCAACGATGCGGAATTCAGAGAATTAAGCGAAGACGAAAAGCGACTGGTTCGAGTGTATCGGCAGTTCCCAAGTGTTGAAGCAAAGAACATGCTACTGGCTTTCGAAATGCGGTATAAACAGCTTTATGATTTCTTTCTGAAGTACGCAAACACCCCGCAGAAGTAAAAAAAATCCCAAATAACCCGGCACATGCCGGTTTTTTTACGCCTTCCCTCACTACTGTAAGTAGCCCACCCCTCTTAAATTTCTACTTTTAGTGTTGACACGTCTACTTTATGTTGTATTCTCTACACATCGAAGCACAACAGGTGCGACAGGTAAACGTTCCGCCTACCCGGCGATAAGGGTGATAAGCCGAGCAAAGCAGCAACAGGGGGTCGAGATGGAAAAAGCATACGAAGAATATTTCAACAGTCTGGCGGAAGGTGAAGAAGCACTGAGCTTTTCCGAGTTCGTCCAGGCAGTTTCATGAATGTGGCGTAAGCCAAAGGCTTGAAGGCGGTTTTTTCAGGTTGCGCGCTAAAGCATAGCGGGGAGAACCTGGGGCGGAGAGCAAACCCCGCGATGCAGGACTTGAAACACCTGCACAGACCAATAAGCCGCATGGCAGCGTAACTGCCCTTTACATCTGCTCTGGCGAGGTGGTGCCGCCGGACCAGGCAGATGAATCGCCCACAATTGAGAGCGCACTCGCCTCACCAATTTGAGCTTTGTCGTTAAGTCAAAATTGATTGAGTGCGCTTCCAGTTGTGGGTAATCGCAACATGAGGCTGTGTTTAGTTCTTGGTGGTATATGCGTTTCCCGTGGTCCACGTATACACCACCCTTTTTAAATCAGGTTTTATAGTGGAGTGTTCATATATGGATAAGACACAATTAACACCGGAACAACAAATTGCCTGGGCACAGGGAAAACTCGTCACTTCAGTATTTCTTCGAGATATTGCCGGATGTCATGCAGCATGGAAAGTATTACGGAAATACAGAAATTTTGTTGTGCATCGCCAACCGCATCAGGAATGGCGTAATAATTTAAAAGCAATTTAATTTTTTTCCTGTTTAAAAACCAATGCCTTAAAAGGCAGGGATTTTCACACCCTGAACCAAGGAGTTCAAAATGAAAGTAAGCGTTACAACCGTTGAGCTGAATCTCGTTATCGTAAATAAAGAAATTGCCACCTTTAATATTAATGGTGCTATTTCAGGCGTGGTTCATTTGCCATCCTCAGGCCCTGTAACCGTTGTGCTTGACGGTGGTACGTGCTCGGTGAATTTCATTGTCCGGTTTGTGCTGTTAAGCACATTAGCTTGCTGTCTGTGAACTTCGCAGAAGCGCAGAACGCTTGTGGCATGTCTTTTTACGACCACAAGCGCCAGTATCTGAACTGATATGACTGACATCATTTGTCATTGCGCTGTTTGCTGCCACAAATATGAAAAATCGGAAATGCACGAAAGGAAAACAGACATATACCCCTTTAAGCGGACGATTTATTTATGTGAGCAATGCAATGAAAAAAGAGATCGACGTAACGCGTTAAAAAGTATTAAGCGTGTTACTCGCAAAACAATTCGTTCAAATTCATTTTCAAAATATTAATCGAGGTCCTTATGTCTGTTGAATTGAAAGTTTTCGGCGGTGCTTATTTCCCAAAAGATAAAGCATTGAAAAAATACCCAGATTTAAAACCGCTTGCTACTGCTGTGAATGCGGCTACGAAAGCCATCGCCGAAGCTGTTATTCTTGGCAAGCTGGCGGCCCAACACCCTGAACATATTGATGATTATTTTAAAGTGAAAATCTGGGAACACCGTGAAGGTTTACCCTGCCCTGAACTTGATATTTTCTCCTCTGAATTTTTCGATACCGTGGCTATCTGGAATGTGAATGCAGGTGAACCAGCTGCGGCACCACAGCCAGAATCTGAAGAAAAGACGGAATGGGATGACAACAAGGCAGTGGAAGAAATTAAAACTGTCGCGCAGCTCGACGTGGCATCCCGTGCAGCTTGCCTGGCACTGTTCGGCCGGTCCCTGGAATCACTACAGCGCAGTACGGCCAGATTGTCGATCTGAAGAATGATGATGAACCCAGCTTTGCCCGCGAGCTTGCAGAAGCACTGGCGAAAGAGACCCGCGCGCTGGCGCTGGCTCCGGAACGGCAGGAGCAGCTGCTCGCATGGATACGTGAAAATACAAAAGACTCTGCACAGTGGCCGGACATCAAAAAGCAGATCGCTAAATGGATCGATACCCCAGTTGATAAGCGACCTCTGGCTGACAGCACTAACTCTCAAGAAAACCGTACAGACACCGGCTCCACGCTGGGCGGTGGTAACAAGACAGACCGTAGTCCGGATCTGGTTCATAACCTCTCTACGCTGCGTATCGAAGTGGCTGTTGCCATTCTGAGCATGTACGACGAGATCGACATTTACTGGATCCCGAATAAATACATGATTCCAGCGAAAGCCATGGCCGAAGCAGAACAGGACACCCGTTTCACAGCGTGGTGGAAAAAACTGCGCAGCACCCCAGGCATTCTGGATTATTCCCGTGCGGCCATTATCGCCCTCATTAAATCCGCTCCGGAGGACATTTGGATGGACCCTGTTGCCTTGCGTGAATACATCAATCGCGAGCTGGTTGAACGTGACCATGCGAACCCTGACCAGAAAACGGTTGATATAGCCTGCCGCCCTAAACCTCGCACTAATGTTGAGAAAAAAAGAAAATGATGAAACCGAATCGACTGTACCGGGCGAAGCTCTGCCACCAGCAGTTTGCCCTGGCAAAGCTGCGCAACTCAACAAAGAACTCAACGAGGCATTCGCTCAGAGCCCGGCACCAGAAGAGCAAGCGATTGACCAACCACGGGTGGAGAACCTGGGCGGCGGAGTCTTCTCTGTTGATGCACTGATTAATAATTCCCCCTCAAATGAGGTCGAAAAACAGGAAGTACCACCTGCACCAAATGATCGCGACTTTGCGATTTTGCATGCGCTTAATGACCTTATTTCTGGACGCACCAACATCATGGGGAAAGAAGAAGCAGAAGATGTGGTGGCAGGCACCGGCCAGCTCGTTTCTGATGTTATTCCACTGCTAATGGCCGATATCACCACCACAGAATTTTGCCTGTCTCCTGAGTTCTCCGACGAGGAGATCCACGACGTGGCAACCACCATGCTGGATAGCTGGTCTGACGATATCAGCGTTCGCCAGAAAATAGCGCTTGATGCAATCGTGGAATACCGCCGCCCGGCACCACCAAAATCTGTCGTGCTCGATCCACCGGCCGTTAATGCAAAGCCGAAAACCAAGCCCGAACCTGCACCTGAAACAAACGCGCCGCTTTCGTCTGTTACCTACCTGCAACAGCTGACCATTGCAGCGCTGCAGGGCTTATGTTCCAACCCGGCATATTGCAATCAGTATGACGATTTACCGGCAATGGCCGCCGGGCTTGCCCGCAGCGTGATCAGTCAGCAGGAGGTTGCAGAGTGAGTAAAGCAAAGGAAGTCATCGCCAATACCAGGTATGCAGAATTCCCGGACACGCTGGTAACTCTGGAGCTGTGCCGCGCGTTTGCAGCCATAGAAAAACGCCGTATTGGTGAATCGCTACGTGCATGCGCTCGCGTTCTGGCCGCCAAGGCACAAGATCACCATCTTGTCAGCGTGCTGGATGAAATGGGCCGAAGCCAGTTCCCTGAAGTCCAGATGACGAGAATACGTGACTGCATCAGAAGGATGGAATCAGCGCTGGTAAGGAATTTTATCAATGCGTCTGATTAATCGCAGCGCGAAAGACAGCATCGGCGGGCCAGCTTGTGCCGCCGCGCTTAAATGCCATGTTGAGAAATTTGGCGAACACGGATGTCGTTACACCCAGACAATTTACACGGTGCGTGTAAGCGGGCAGAAGGTGACTGTGGAGATCGTGAACAGGAGCCGCAGCTATGTTGCGACGGCCATGATCGGTGCCCGACATCTTCGCCGTCTTCCGGGGTTAACTGATTCGTGAGATTCAATATCTGCCAGCTGCCGCACGTATGATCGCAGCTGGCTATCGAGGTGCATATGAAACTTTTATCACTCGAGCGCTGGGCGGAAGAACGCTATGAAGAGCCTCCGCAGATAGGAACCCTCAGAAAATGGGCGCGCAACGGTAATATTTACCCGCCTCCGGAAAAAGAGGGAACAGAGTACAAAGTCAGGCCCGATGCCATTTTTATCAGGCCTAACAAATACTGTAAGACAGTTAACACAAATCAGAGCAGATACCCGTTAAAAGGGCGATTGATAGAGAGGATTATCGATGGCGAGGCCGGAAAAGTATGATGCAAATCTGCCAAAAAAATCTGACCTACCGTAAAACCCGGAAAACTTATGCCTGGCGTAATCCAATCGACGGAAAAGAAATTCCCCTGGGCAAGATTTCTCGCAGGGATGCGATAGCCCAGGCCATTGAAGCAAACCACTACATCGAAAAAAAATTACACTCCGATCGCCCTGCTCGAGCAGTTGAAAGGCACCAACGAGTACACAATGGCTAACTGGATAGATCGGTACGAAGTCATTCTTCAGCGCCGCAAGCTGGCTGCAAATACGTATAAGGTTCGCGCCGGGCAGTTGGCAACTATTGGTGAGCATTTCGGCCCGATGATACTTGCCAGCATAACAACGCGGGATGTTGCTGAATTTCTTGAACGCTGGACGGCGTGCGGCAAAACTACAATGGCGGGCACCATGCGCTCAGTATTGTCTGACGTTTTCCGCGAAGCGGTAGTTGAGGGGCGTGTTGACGTGAATCCGGTCACCCCTACCCGCGCACCGAAGATTGAGGTTCAGCGCGAACGCCTCGAGTACGAAATGTTTGTGGCCGTGCGTGCTGGTGCTGAACGCATGCCGGCATGGTTTGGCCTGGCGATGGATTTGGCGCTGGTCACCGCCCAGCGGCGCGAAGACGTCGCCCGGATGCGCTTCACCGACATCAGAGACGATCGACTATACGTCGAGCAGCAGAAGACCGGGGCCTGTCTGGCCATACCCTTATCACTGACGCTGAAAGTATCAGCCTGCGGCTATCGACCGTGATCGACCGCTGCCGCCTGGTTAGCCGGTGCGATTTTTTGATAAGCCCGGGGATCCGCAAAAACAGCGAAGACGGCAGTATAAATCTGGATAGCCTGACGAAAGGTTTTGTGAAAGCGAGGAATTTTTCCGGACTGGAGTTTACTGACAGACCACCTTCATTTCATGAGATCCGAAGCCTGTCGGGGAGGATGTACGAGAAGGAGTTAGGAAAGGAGTTTGTTCAACGGCTGTTCGGTCACAAGTCAGAAAAAAAATGACAACGAAGTACCTGGACAGCAGAAAAAAAAGAATTCATGATGATTTAAAAATTAGCGTGTAAATGAATTGTGAATGTTAAAAACGGTGTGGTATAACGAGAAATGCCGGATATTGAAGTTCGGACAATTTTAGGACATTTTCGGACGGAGCGCCGTAAGTGACTGAAATAGAACGTAGATAAAAAGAGACCGAATACGATTCCTGTATTCGGTCCAGGGAAATGGCTCTTGGGAGAGAGCCGTGCGCTAAAAGTTGGCATTAATGCAGCTAAGTCGCCTTGCCTTTTAAGAATAGATGACGACGCCAGGTTTTCCAGTCCACAGCTAAAGCGGCCGGAAAAAAAAGCGCCAGAGCATCATTAAAAGTGAAAAACCGCAGTGCTTTCGCAAGCATCTGCGGTTTTTTATTGGAAACCCGAACGTTAGCAGAGCTTGTCGGCGCGCTCGATAAACGGTGCCAGACTCATTTTTTTGTCCCGGATGCGACGGGTCATCGATTTGAATAATGCTAATCGGCTGGCCGCTGCTCTTGCCGCTGGCTACCTGCTGCTCTGCGGTATCATTCAGCGGGTATTGCACCAGCGTGCTCGGATTGATGGCATACAGCGCATGGCCCGGACGGCAGGTCAGCATCACCTCTTCGCGATTGAACGCCCATTTGTCCTTACCCACTTCGAAACGGCTCACGGTGATGACCTGCGGTGCGGCAAACGCGCTCCCCGTACAGGCCAGCAATAAAAGAGAAAGTACTGTCTTTTTCAT